CCTGGTAATGCATATGTCATTTAACGACACCTCCATTTTCTTAATGCTAACGCCTTTCTGGTAGGTTTACCGTTAGGTTTTTTCATTGGCCCAGGCATACCCTTCATCCTTGCACAAAAAGATGCTCGTCTTTTTGCTGCTTTACTACCAGGTTTTACTTTTCCTGTAACTGGTGCTTTTAAATTACTACCTGTGGCACGGTTATATTTCGCACGGCCTTTTGCAGTAAGACCACCAGTTTTAGACTTTTCTCCCCTGCCTATACTTAAATTTACTTGTTTACGTTTTTTTCTCATTTGCCCACCTTTGCCTGTGCTTTTTTATGGGCTTGAGTAAAACTATCTCCTGCTCTCATTCTTCTCTTCATAAACTCCATATGCTTTACACTATGATGCTCAGAGTGTTTAGCTAATAGAGTTTTTTGACGAGGAGTGAGTTTCATTTCTTTTTTCTCTTCTTTTTGGCTTTGAGTTTTTTAAAGTCAGCACCAGTAATCTTATCCCTAGGAGGGGCAGCAGCAGCGAGTTTACGTTGCTTTGCTGAATAAGAACCTTTTGGCATTAGGCAGCGTTAGTAATAGCACCAGAAGTCTGGAAACTAACACTAACTGTTTCTAATTCACCTGTTGTAGCGGTAAGAGTTGTTCCTGTAACGATTCCAGAAAAACTTACTTTTTTACTTCCAGATGTATCTAAAAATAGTTCAAACTGTGCATCTGCTGGATCTTCTACTGTTAAAATATCTGCCAATATGTTTGCAGTCTCATTTCCACTAGCTGCTGTATAAAGAAAGTCTATAGTTCCTGTACCAGAAATAAGTCCACCTCGGAAAGCTCTGAAAGTATCTCCATGAGCAGTTACGTCAAGAGTTTCTTTTGATGTTTCCAGTGACCAGCCTGTAGTAGATACAAGTGCTTCTGTAGTTCCAGATCCGTTTTTAAATTTAACAGAACCTTCTTCACCGCTAAAAAATGCCATGATTCAAAAAGAAAAAAGAGTATTTATAAATAGTTTAACTTGTTGTTGACTTTTTTACAGTGTCTTTTTTCATATTTGCTAAATATTGTTCACATCTGACATCCCAAAGGGCAGGATTTCGCTTTCCTTTGACCTTTTCAATAATGTCGAGCATTTCTGATGTGATTTCAGTCATTTTTTCTTGGATTTGGTGGATTTTTTAGTGGACTTTTTCTTTTTGCCCTTTTTGACAGAAGCTAAGTAACCTTGACATCTTGCCATTGCATGAGATTTAGCCATTGTTAACTCCTGTTTGTGCGTTTTTTACGCCTATGTTGATATGTTATCTTCTTTTTACCAGTTTTTGCACGTTTAAACCTTTCTTTTTCACTTTTCGACATTTCTCCAGTAGTCTTAGGTGTCTTACTTGATACACGTTTACTAGGTCTACAGGCAGGATAACCTCTTTTTTCGCCTTTTTGACGACCACAAGGCTTTCCAGTTTTTACATCAACCCAATTTTCCTTAAACCACCTTTTAAGACCACTATGCCTAGCCACGTTTTTTCCTCGTAGTCTTTTTTCTGCTCTTACTATAACCAGAAGCAGTCCTCTTTTTTCCGTCTGGACCCTTTACATCCCCTTTACATACTTTTACAGCATAAGCATTTGCATAAGCAGAAGGATAAACCTTAAACTTACGCTTGGCTGCTGCTTTACCTCTGGCACATAATTTGCCCATTATCTACAACCACAACCGCATCTTTTTTTCCCGCCCTTCTTTTTTTTCTTCTTTTTTTTAGTTGTAGAATGGTACATAGCAAGAATTAGGTTGTTCTTAGTATATTCTAAACGCAGTTTGACCGAGTGTCTCTGGTTTTGCCAAATTAAATTGTTGTAGACAAAGATAACCAAAAGCATCAAATGCGTGATCTACACCTAAGTTTTTATTAGGAAGTCCAGTATTTGGTGCATATGTCAAAGTTCTAAGTGCTTTTATTAATTCTTTACATCTTGGATGAATAAAAGTTCTCTGATCTCCATTAGCATCAAGTAAAGCAGTATTAACAGCAGTTATCTTATCTCTTATCTTCCAAGGGCTTTTAGGACTTAAAACAGTAAAACCAGACCTTCTAAGAATCGTATGATCTGTAACACCAACTCCACTGGTCTTTCTTGCACTACCAGTAGGATCAGGACAGGCAATAATTCTACGATCTACCCCATATCTTCTTGTTACTTCTTCTGCAAAATCCCATGTGGTAGCACCTCCTGTCAGCATGATCTCATCAAAGACATAAAGATTATTGTCATGCTTATACGCACAGATTCCTGCCATAGGGTCAACGTTAAAATCCAATCCCAATAACAAGGGCATCATGTGTAAATCCTGTACTTCCTTATCAATATTGTCATCACTGAAACTAACAGCAACCAATCCAGTAAGATTCTCAAAACTAGCCTCAAACTCCTGTCTAAATGTTCTGGCATCTAATTGTGACCTAGCTGCCTCAACTTCCTCTGCTGCAACATTACCCCCCTCTATCGTTGTAAAACTCCACCTCTGCCAATCATCCCACTCCTGTTCTCCACAAAAACACCACATATCATAAAACCAACTTGCAGTACCATCAGGTGTACTGATAAACAAAGCCCAACCCTGTTTATCAGCCAATGCAGGTCTAATAACCTCTGCCCACACATCTCGATCCATAAACGCTGCCTCATCCAGTACAACCCCTGCTAGACTCCTACCTCTCAATGCCATAGCGTTTTCAGTACCTTTTAACTCAATACTCGACCCATTTATCAAATCCAACCTTAAATCAGTTTCATTTTTACTCTGAACCCAAGTTTTAGGTACTAATCTTTTCAATTCCTTCCATGCAATATCCTTTGCCATTCGATATGTAGGAGCACAATAAAAATAAACTTCACCAGGTCTTTTAATAGCACCTCTCAACAACTCAATACAGCTTAAATAACTCTTTCCAAATCTTCTCCCAGCAACCAACACCCGAAATCTTTTCTCACTATTAAACACCTCCCCCTGTGCATACCTTAAACTGACCTCATTTAGGCTCATATAACCTTTTTTTTCATAATATTACTCATTTTCTTTCGCATTTTATACTTTTAAGGCTATTATCGAAATATTAACCCCTATAAAGACTAAGTCCGTGACCTCTTCCTTTATAAATAACTTTAACAACGATCTCCCAGCACCTCAACGCAAACCACGTGTTCAAAAATATACAGGTGGTACTAACTCAAGAGCAGTTATAGAAGCTAGATGCCAACGTTTATATTCAAAACAACTAGAAGGTAAAACTACTCGTCAACTAGTTATAGAACATTCTCATAGAGAAGGTATATCAGAAACTACAGGTTGGGCTGATTGGAATAAAGTTAAAGAATGGAATGATCAAGATTGGCTAAAAGAAAGGGATAAAATGATTCCTCGTTTACAAGCCATGCGTATGCGACTCTTCAATAAAGCAGTTTCAAAAGGTCAATTACAAACAGCAGCACAAATCTTAGACAGCCTTGGTAAAGTAGTTGGTGAATCCGTAGAAACAGTCAACATACAAGCTCCAGAACTCGCTATTCGCATAGAACCAAAAAATTAAACGAAATATATTTAAGTTGCCCGTGTATGTATATCTCGTAAAATTTTTACAATCTTACCCCCCTATTGTTACATAATGTTAAGATATCAACATATTAAGATATAAGTTGATGTATCTATGGTATACTAATAATAAGGAGATAGTATATCTTCTTATGTACCTAGAAAATTTAATTAAACTATGGAAACTCAATTAATTGATTCTCATTCTGTTGTAGCAGATACGGAATCAAACAAAACTATTTTAAATGAACTTAAAATTGCATTTAAAGAAGTTTACCAAAAGCGAAGCGGGCAATCTTATTTAAAATTGTTTCTTACAGAATCTCAAGATCATGATGAGACAATAGAAGAATTAAACCGTTGGCAAGTTCAAAGTTTTATAGATAGGGTACTAGATTAATCCTCTAGTACTCTTTAAATAAGCTCTAAGGGGTGTTAATAAGTCTTAGGACTATAACACCCTTTCATACTACTTAGTCTTTTATAGCTTAACTCAAGCTAAACTAAGCTATTAATCAAAACTCTATTAATTAAACTCATGTTAAAAAATTTCGTTATCTGGTCGGGATTCTATGCCTTATCTGGAATAGTTTTTACTTCAGTTATTACTGAAAGTCTTAATAAAAGTACTTTTGCAGATTGTAAGCTTAATATCTCTAGGGACAATAAAGCTTGCATTCAAGTATTAAAAACTGGTTCAGAATATCAACAAAAGCAAGTACAAACAATACTTGCAATAAACGAAAATAAGTACTAAAATTATTAGTATACTAATTTCTATTTAATTAAACTCATGAAAAAAAAGTATCTAACCTCTCAAGAATATAACTCAGTTGTAGTTACTATTCAAAAGTCTGCTAATTACATTACAGACAAGGAAAAAAAGATGTTTGATTTAATCTTTGATAAGTTATTTGTAATAACTGAAGATGACATTATTTCAAACGAAGAAATAAACCATCCAATATCTGAGAAAGAATCTTGGGATATTGCAATTAAAAAAGCTAACTCTTTATAGGGTTAGTTTTTTTTTATTCACTTTATTAATTTAAAAACAATGAAAACAATTAAAGATTTAAAAAATTATGTTAAGTACCATACAAGAATAGTTGTTAAAGATTTAGTAGATATTAGATGGGCTAGTGGTACGGAATTAATGTTAATTAATGATATGAAAGTTAAAAAAAATAAACTAAGTAAAAGAATATATAAAGAGTATAGAACTTTATTAAATAATAATAATTTAGCTTTAATACCTGGTAATTATGGAGCTACTGGACGTTTAAGGATAAGCGAAAATAAAATTAATTATGTTAGTGGTTTAGATGCAAGAATGGAGCTTCACTATTGTTTAGAGGATTATCTAAGAAAACATACTATAAATTTATTAGAAAAAGACTTTTTCAAAGTAACTAAATAATAGTTTCTTAAAGCTATCTATTTTTAGATAGTTTTAAAAAACTATTTTTTTATAAATAGTTTTAATTTCAACTTACATTAATTAAAAAAATGAATCACACATTAACGGTTAGGGGTGCTTATAGTACCGACTTTAAAAGTAAAAAAGAAATATTAGAGCACTATAACTCTAATAAAGACTTTCAAAATTTAAATCCGATGGTATCGGGTGCTTATGTCAATAAAAAGGATGCTAAAAGGTTTAAAGTAGGTTATTTGAATGTTAGATATAATAATTTAATGAAAATAGCAGTTATAGACGTTAGTAAGGACGATTTCCAAAAATGTTAGAGTATAACCCAATACCGACTAATAAAAGTCAACATAAAGAAGGTGTTCAAACTGCCTTTATTAAAAGAGTAAGACATAAGAAATATAAAAACGTATTAAAGGAAATAAAAGACTTAAAAAAATAATACTAGCTTTAAGGGGTGTATTGAACACCCTTTAATGAAAGTATTTTTTTATAAATGCTTTTATTTAAAAATTTATTTTATTAATTAAAAATGATTTTAAAAATGTCAAAAGGCAATAAAAAATTGCCAAAAACAACGGGCATTATAAGCTTACCAGCTGGGGTGACGTGCCCAGGTGCTAACAGCTGTAAAGCTTTTGCAGTTATGAATGATAAAACAAATAAAAGAGAATTAAAACGTGGTAATGAAAGTTTATTTACTTGCTTTGCAGCGAGTGAAGAATTAAGGTATCCTAACGTTTTTAATAGTAGGAGATACAACTATAATTTAATTAATAGTTATGTAGTTAAAAGGGATGTTGACGGGTTATCTAACCTTATAAACGATAGTTTATTAGCTAATAAAAAGAATATAGATAAATTTAGAATTCATGAATCAGGGGATTTTTATCATCCTTTATATTTAAAGGCTTGGTTAAATGTAGCTAAGTTTAATAAAGATATAAAATTTTATTGTTATAGTAAAAGCTTAAAATATTTTTTAGAAGTTTTATTACCTAATAATTTTTATTTAACTGCTAGTTATGGTGGTAAATATGATTATTTGATTAATCAAGGATATTTTACAAGATATAGTAAAGTTGTATTTAGTGAAGACGAAGCTAGACGATTAGGGTTAGAGATAGATACTGATGATAGTTGTTGTTTTAAAAATAAACCTTTTGCACTTTTATTGCATGGATTGCAAGAAAAAAATACAGCAAGTGCAATAGCATTAAGAGAAATAAAAAGAAATAAAAAACTAGTTACTGTTTAGATTTTAAAAGTAATAGCAATAATAATTTATAAAGCATATCGTTATTATCTGGGGTTATCTCATCAACTTGAGATAACTCTTGATGCTTAATGAATGAATGCAATTGATCATTATTCTGAATGTCATGATTATGAATCAATTGTTTAATGTAACTCATGAATGTTGATTAGTTTACTATATATATGATATCATAATATATATACATATATATTAATTAATCATGAATGAATCAAATTTACGTTTATCAAACGTACAACAGAGAGCAATTAAGGCATTAGCCAAAGCAGATGCCAGACCAGTTAAACAAATGTTATCAATGGTTCTTAAAGAGGGTTTAAATTGGATTTATAACGAATTTCATGAGAATAGTGCACCTTATTTAGGATGGCCTGATGATTGGAAAGAAATTTCTGAAGATTTAGCTAAAGAACATAAAAAATTCTTGGATGTTAAATGACTAATAAAAATGCATCAAGGGATGATTGTATTACAGCAATTAAAGAATGTATAAAGGATGATTTACAGAAACCTGAAATTATTAAAAAAATGATTAATGATTACCCAGATGTACATAAATCAACTTTTTATATATATTACAAAGTTGCACAGGAACAATTATCAGATGAAGATTTCGTTTCAGGTGCTTGCATTATCAAAACTGAAAGACAAATTAAAATACAACTTAAGAAACGTCTTATGGCAGATCTTGAAAAGGATTATGATACAGAAACTGATCCGACATTGAAACGAAATTTAAGAAATGATTTACTTAAACATTTAAGACACATTTAAGACAATTTTAAACACGAATTCGCTAACGAAAATGATTGACAATCCACTAGAACAGCAAACTTTAGAGACTTATGATAGTCTTTATATCAATGAAAAGTTTGAAGAGCATTGTACTGATGCTGCTAAAGAATTAGCTAAAGATAATAATCTAAACCCAGATTATTATGATCCTTTTATTGAATTCTACATAGAACAATGTAGAGAATCAGATAGAGGTTATTTTTTCGGTAGTCAAAAATATATAATCGATCTTTGGTGGGATCATAATAAAGATTTATATGAAACTAAAACACCTTATATTTAATTTTTTATATATTCATTAATAGCAGTTCTAACCTGATGAGCGATGGGGATTCCTTCTTCATCGCTTTTATCTTTTAGAGCTTCATATTGTTTGATAGTGAAATTACAAACATATCTGATGTAGTCGGTTTTAGGTCTTGGCATTGATATCAAAATATATGAGATATATATAACATAACATAAAAAAGCTATCAAGCATAAACCTGATAGCCTGGAGGTATTCTCAAATGAATCGTTATCTGCAAGGAGCAGCAGATAACTAATCGCTTATGAATGGATAATTAGGTCATGAAATGAACCTTGACTCTCCAAACATCCTCGATGGGAACTCATAACATCTTTGAATGAAATCGACAGGTTATTTAGAGTCATCAATAACATTTCTATCAAAGGAGCAGCAACTGTTTATATTATATATCAGATAATTGATATCAATGTAAATATATATGACATATCATTATATCTTGAATGACCTTTTTAAGAAAAAGAAAAGAACCAAAAGAAAAAGAATATATTAAGTAAATAAGTATATTAAGTATATTAAGTAGATAAATATTATAAGTGTATTAGATATTATATATATAATATATATATATTAAATATATATTATTTAGGATAAGGAAAAGAATTTTTCAGATATCTGCTTGACAATTAAATAAGTATCATTTACTGTCAGTAGTGAACACTTAATTATCTATTAATGGAAACGAAAAAAGATATAAAGGTTTCTGTCTTCCTTGATAAGGAGATGGCTACTTTTATTGACGAAAATAAAACTTATGGAATGAGGAGATCTGATTATATGCGTGGCCTTGTTTGGGAAAAGATGAAACGCAAAAAGGCAAAACCATCAACTACAGCTATGAATGATCCTTTTAACAGTTCTTGTATTACTGCTGATTTAATACCTGATGATGTTAAACAGTATTCTGAACTTTTTATTGAATGGTGGCCTATAAGAAAACAAAAAGGTGGAGTTTGCTCTACAAAGGTCGCTAATCGCCTCTTTGATACTCTTAGGTCATTTCCATTACAGGATAGAAAACAAGCTCTTGAGAAGGCAATAACAGGTGGCTGGAAAGATTTATTTCCTATTAAGAAGTCTAAGTTTACAGAAGAACCAAAAAATAATCACCCTGCATCAAGAGTATTTACAGCAAAAGGAGGTTTTCAATAATGACTTGGGATAAAAATAAATACAAAGACTTTAAATTTATCAAACTTAGAAGACGAGGACCGAAAGATGGACAAAGTGTTGATGCTTATGTTTATGGAAAAACAAAAGGAAATGAAGATTTGCTAAATAATCCAAGAATAAAATTTAATGATTTAGAAAGTAAATATGTTAAAAAAGATTATTGGAAAGAAAAAAAGAAATGGAAAGACTTTGACAAGGAAAGGGAGCAACAATAATGGAAAAACTGTTTGATGTATCGGTTATCAAAACTCTAAAAGATGCAATCAAGAGAGGTAAATTCACTCTCAAAGATTTAGATACACCTCCACCAGGTTGGACAGAATGTGTGAGTAACTGTAATGGTAATCCTGCTTTTCCTCAAGGTTATCAAGGTGTCGAGTATAAAAACCTTGCTAGGTTAAAAGAACCTATCCCACCTCCACCAGAAGAGAAAGTAGAACTAACCAACCCCAAAGACTATCCAACTTATTTTTAATTAAACATGAAAACTATTCAAAAACTTCCTAAACTTCCTGTCTTCAGAAGTGAACGTGAACACAAATACTTCTGTGAAAAATCCAATAAATGGTTGAAGTATTCAACTACTCAAGTCTGTAATGAACTAGATGAGAAAGCAAAAGAAAACATTGAACATACAAGACATATCTGGCAACCAAGAGGAGAAACTGTTCATTACTGCTTAGAACAGAAGATGTTAGGTAGTGATGATATCGATATGGGTAACTACGAAGAATGGGCTATCCCATTATTTGAACTTGAACTGTTTACACACTTTGAACCTATGGGTGTTGAATATATGATGTCTAACCCTGTTAAGGATGTAGGAGGTCAACTTGATCTTATTGGGTATGACACTAAGGCCAAGAAGATTAGATTGATTGACCTCAAGACTAAAGGCAATACAACATATGATTTCAAAAAACGTACAGGTTGGAGAGAACCATATAGAACGGATAAACAATTAGGTTGCTATATCGAAATGCTTAAGTTGAACTGTGATATCGAACCTGATATCTGCAATACGATTTGGGCGTACAAAGGTAAGTGTATGTTGAATGAAGATCAGCCTGTGCAAAGATGCAAGGATGCTTGGCAGGAGGCATGGGAAAAGTTTGAAGCTAAACAGGTAGTGTTTTGATATGAACTTACTATCTAGCACTACAGGATCTACTAATAAATTGATAGTTACTTCTGATGGCAAACTAGCTATTAATGGAGTTAGTTTTGGAGAGCAAGCAAAACCTTATGAAAGGTTGTTTGGTATGACGGAAAAAGAAATATATAAAAAATTTGGTTTAATTTTTAAAGAAACAGGTATTTATCATAATGGTGAACCTACATATGAGATTGAAAGCGATCAAGAAGCTGAATTGTACTTAATTAAAAAAGGTTTTCTTAAATATGTAAAAGGTAAATCCAAATGGCATGATCAAGCGATGGATGAAGGTTGGAAGAATGGATGGACTCCCAATCCTGATAGTGTTGTAGAAAAGAAAAAAGAATTAGGTCATGTATATTTCTTTAAGAGTGCTAATAGTCATAAAGTAGGCTGCTCTTGTGAAAACAATATAAAAAATAGAGTAAGACAGCAATTACCAGATGAAGTGCTTGCAGTAAGTCCAGCAAGAAATGATTATAAAAAATTAGAAAAGAAGATACATAAAATGTTTGCAAAGAACAGAGTTGCAAGATATGAAATATTTAATGATTTGACAGAAGATGAAGTGCAAAAGATAAAAAAAATGCTAGGAAATAAAATAGCCGTAGATATCAAACTAAGGGGACAAAAATGACAAAGGAGCAAAGAATAGAAGCTGCTCAGAAACGTATAGAGGAGCTAAGAAAACTTATCTCGGAGTGGACTAGAAGATGAGATATATACTTGATGTCTCAGGTAGAGATCTGGAGCTAATCAAAGCTTCTATCGTTAACTTTGAAAGATCATTGGAAATGTCATCTCAAGGGGATTTTTCACACCTCATTGATGAATTAAATGATACTTATTTAAGTTTGAAAAGACAGAAAAGAAAACAATTAAACTCTAAGCTAAAAAGGAAATGGGGGGTTAA